AGGCTCGCAAAGCTAAAGAGATGAGTTCCAAAAAGTAATTCTAAGGAATTACAAACCACTGTGTGTTTATAGATGAGTTCCTCCGAAACTAGATCAGCTTTTACCGAGATTTTGGAGGCTTCACGCACTCAAGATCGAAGTAGCTCATCGTCCACGATGGTGGTCCTGAGTCATCTTCAGCAGATGATTCTGTTAATGATGAAAAAAGGCTTGGCCTTTTACTGTGACCAAGACACGTTTAAAGGTCGTACAAGATTTTTAAACGATGTGATCAGTCTTAACAAACTAGACATCCGATTCCCAGCAATTATCCGTAACTTTCTTATTGATGGTTGCGGTCTTTTTTACTTCAGACCTGACCCAAAACTGAAGTATCAAATTTATTTTTTTAACAAGAATCAATATCGTGTCTACCACGACATAAACGGGAACGTAGAAGAAGTCGTAATTGTCTATAGCTACAAGGTAAAGAACGCTTCTTTAGGTCTTCCTAGCGACACTTATGGTCAAAACAAAAGGTATGTTCGTCTAACAATTACAGCTAAAGAGATTACTGAAATTGAGACTGACAGTGAGCTTAGTTTTGAACTAGAGCCGGGTTCAGTTCTAACCCCAACTAAAAATCGACCTAACACACTGGGATTTATTCCAGCCGTGGAAGTGCTCAATAAACCAAATTCAAGTGGTACAGAAGGAGAAGGTGAGTTTGATCCTTTTATGGAACAGATTGTTTTACACAATCAGCTAACGAAAAACGTCGCTAAAAATATTGAATTTTTTGGTAACCCCACGCTTATTAGCTCTCGGCCACGAACCGACCTTGTAGAAGCAAACGACAGTCAGTCTACTTTTAGGCCCACTATTAGTAGTCAAAGTGGTTTTGCGGGAGCAAATCAACCGTCGACTCGGGTTTCTGAGCCGTTCGGGGCAGGTATGGGTTCAGGTTTACGTGTTCCGAGGATTATCGCCAACGTCGAACCTTCGGACCGTGTGGGTTATATGACCCCTGACCCAGTGTCAGGTGATATGAATCGATATATTCTCTTGTTAAGAGAGGAGATTAGAACAGCCTTAGGTGGAGTTGACGAGATCTCTATCTCCGCTGGTGCTACTGCCACAGAGATTAAAGGTTTAATGGGACGAGCCCAGGCAACGGCTCTTCGGAAAAACAAAGGATTTTTAACTTACGGCTTTAATCGTCTTCTTGAGATGATGATCTATCACCAAGAAGTAATTTTTCGAGAATCATTTGTCAGTTTGGCTGGGCTCAAAGAACCTAAACTCCCAAAAGAACAAACAGATGAATCAATTGAAAAATATCAGCAGTCACTTGTCAAATTTGAAGCTAAAGTAAATCAAGCGATGAAAGTCGCACTGGAGACTAATACAGTTCCTCCAGGTGTTGTCGGTCTACCTGAAGACGGAGAGCGCGAAGTAACCTACAGATTCCAAGGTGATGTCTACGAAGACACTGCCTACGACATCAACCAAAAATCGATTGTCGTTAGGAACCTGCAGGAGCTGGGTGTTGATAGCATAGAAGCTCTGAAGTTTCTTTTCCCTGAAAAGACTGATTCAGAAAGAGCTGAAATGTTAAAAGGCTTTCCTTTTAGGATGGTCCAACAAACACAATCAGCCATGCAACAATTTCTGGTATTATTAAGCCAGATGTTGCAGTCTCCGCATCCTCTTGCGCCTAATCAGCCTCTAGCGGCTGATCCTAGACTGAATATTACACCGCTCCTTTACAGGACGTTTGACCACCTCGCTGAAGAACTAACTTACTCGGGTAGCTATGAGCCAGCAGATCCAAGCTTCGATCCCGAGCCCGGTCTCCCCGGCGGCAGCCCCGGCGGTGGATCAGGGTTCGGTAGGAATGCCCCAATGGGTTCCTCAAACCCAAGCACCACCTATCCAGGCGGTAGCTTCGGCACCTACGCACCAACAGCCGTCGCAGGCGGCACTGGTTTCGGACCCTTCTACCAACAACCAGTACAGCCAGTCAACATCTCCATCCTCCCCCAGCAATCCGTGGGAAGCAGCGATGGGTTCGTTGGAGCGGGTGCTGAGTCAAGTCAACTCGACATCCCTCAGCCAAACTCCACAGTCTTACTACCAGGCGGAGCAGGCGCAGGTTACTCCACAGAACAGTCAGACTTTACAGGCCCAGCCTTGGGCTTACCAGGCACCCCAGGCAGCGCAGACCTTACCTACCAGCGTTACACCGACCCAGGCTTCCTATCCAACTTCTACGGAAACGAGAACAGGAATCAGCGACGTAACCGCAGAAGTAGTTAGTCACTTCGGTATCGAAGCTCCAGGCATTCTTAATCAGTACGCCTGCGGACTCGAAGATCTTCTAGTCAATCAAGCTACTCAACTTGACACTATTGCTGCTCGCCATGATGCGATGCAGACAATTTTGACAGATCCTGATCACCTGGCTAATTACACAGATCGCTACTTCACTGAAGTCGTGCCTGTGGATGTTGATGACAACGCTCTGGCTATGCAAGGTCAGCAAGCAGGTCAAGCCTATCAACAGACCTACGACATGCCCGCTCCTTCAGCTGGTGTAGCAGGTTCACAACAAGGGGTCGCCCCTCAACAGCAGTGGGATCAGTTCACTGATGTGATGAACCGTAACCCTGAAAACGCTTGGCGTGTTCTTGGTGCTATGGGACCAGAAGCTATGCGCTCAAAGCTTTTGTTCATGGATCCTTCCTGAGTCAGCTAAGTTAATCAGCGAGATTAAGCTCCCTAACTGGGAGCTTTTTTCTTGCTATTCTTTATTTAATTAAGGCTTTTAAAATGCGTACTCTTGGTGATAAGCATCGGAAACAACCTCAGGAAACAAAAGATGTAAAAACTGCAGAAGCTCCTGTCGAGACCCCTGAGTCTCCAGTTAATTCAGAATCAAATCAAGTTTTTGATGAGTCAGTCGCTTTAGGTTGAACTTGAAGTTTCCTTTTTGACTTTTGCCTCTAAGATTTTATCTGCCATAGACAAGAGTCGAATCCCTGCGTAACCGCACACGAAGGATGTGGCGACGGATTCTGATTTTGATAAATTAAACTTTTCTGATATAGCAGGGCTAACGAACACAGCTAAGAAATAACCGACTACAAGTGTTCTCAAAAGCATGAAACCCATGTGTTTCATGTTTTTTTTATGGACGATGGAATCCGTAAAGGAACCCGCGACTGAGGCCATAATGCCCTCTCCGTCATTTACCAAGATACTGAGTACCTTTGCTCCAAAAAGTAGCATCCAGAGCCAAGCAAAAGAACCTAAGCTTGTTTAATTTTAACTCAGGTAAACTTATATAAGTTGATTTTGCGTAATGGTTTATATCCCTACCTCCAACTGGAAATACGACAAAAGCCTTTACCACTCGATTCAGTCTGGACCTCAACGAACAGGAGATAACTTAGATCGAACAGACACGTACTTAACTTTCTCTAGTGGGTATGTGATGCCTAATGGCGTCCAACAGACTTATGAGTCAGTAAGTAGCGAAGGTGCTGACTTTGGGGTTATTCGAGTTGGTCCGCCAAACATCAGCGGATACTTCAACACTGAGTGGAGGGCAGTACCACCAGCAATTAGTGGTTATTGGACAAATTACGAAAACGTAAATCCTCACGCCTCAGGTTTATTAGACAGTTACGTGGGCTTTAGAGCACAAGGCTTATATAGGACAGCAAATTCAACGGTTCAAACCGCTATCGGTCCTCAACCTGGCCTACGAAACTTTGGATCATTCACGTGGTATGGAGAACAAGTACCAGATAATCAAATTTATAGTCCGTTTCAAACTCCTAGATCTAACGACAATTCAAGTGAAGGAGGAGGAATTACCGGTGGAGGTGTGACGCAACCTAGGTTACGTGCTCCGGCATTAACTAATCCAACTAACGACACCACAGGATCTAGGGCAGCTTGGGTGTATCACTATCCGATCTATTGTCAAAGTTTGATTGAGACGCGTTATAGCTCAGCACCAGGTCAGATGGGCTCCCCAACACGTAACAGCTATCGAGGTAAGTCCTCGCGTTATGTACCAAACTACGGCTCCATATACGGAAAACTTGGAGAAGGTGTTAGAAACATGGTACGCACCTTTAGTCCTGGTGTTAATAGTTCTAATCAAAAAAGCATCTAACTTCGTTAAACCACTATGAATGCGACAAGATTTGCGCTCAGATAGTATCTACTGGTTTATATTTATAAAGTAGTTTTTTTCGAGGAAGTCAATTGTTTATTGACAATGATTTCCCGAAGATTCTCGGTGCTGAGCTTTACCGTCCGCACCCTGCTTACATCGTAGAGATGGCCGCTGAACCAGTGGTTGTACACGATTTTAGTAAGCAGCCAGGCCAGACGGTACAACTTGATCGGTACCGGTTCTTCGGAAACCCTGGCTCTAAGGAGTCACGTGAGCGTACTGCCGAGCAGACCATCGGTACTGCTAACAGCCGGAACATTGTCAAAGACAAGGTTCTGGTAACTCTTAAAGAGTACACAGGCCCTGCGGATCCTTCAGATCCTACGCAGCCTTCTACCTTTAAGATTGCGCGTGAAACTCTCATCACAGCGCAGCGCCTTCTGCTTGATACAGGCAACCTTACAACCTTCCACCAGAGCATCGGTTCGCTGACTCTGCTGGATGATTATCGTCGTTGGCGCGACCGCGTCTTTGTAAACGAACTTCTTAAGTCTGTTTCTAAAGGCCAGTCTTCCGATAGCCAGGGCGGTTACTACTTCCCCGGTGATCTTGCAACTGGAGCCCTAACTTACACCAACGCCGAACAAGCTAAGTTCGACGTTAAGGATGACCTCCTTCGTGTGGTTAAGTCTCTGCGTAAGCGGAACACACCTACATTCCAAGATGGTTTCTATCGCTGTATTTGCGATCCAACCTTTTTGATGCACCTCCGTCAGAACTCTGACTTCCGCGAGGTTGCACGTTACCCCGGTAACGGCCAAATCAACCCACTTATGTCTGGGATGCAGCCTAACGCTGCTCTCTACATGGGTCAGGGTTTCGGACAAGCCACCTTCTTGGCTGGCGAACCCATCATGCCCACCGGCTTTGTGTTTGAAGGAGTTCGCTTCTTCGAGTCCACAAACATGCCGACTCAGACTCAAGCTGCCACGATTGCAGCGACAGCGCAAGACTACAACGCAGCTGTTGGTATCTTCTTCGGTCCTCAAGCCATTGGCGTGGGCATCGGCGGATCCAATGCTCAAGTCCTCTTGAACAATAACGACGATTTTAGTCGCTATATCATGATGATTTGGTCGTTGTATGCAGGTTTCGAGCTGCTTAATGCAGACTTCGTAACCGTTGGTTACTCATTCGACGCTTGAGGAGGTAACTAACAATGATTAACGCTAACCAGCTTCACGTTTCCAAGATTTACCCTGGAAACTATGTAAACGTCCTGCGGTATTGGCACGAAGTCAAGACCATGCAGTTCGAGAACGCTAACGGCGTTCAACAGAGCTACACGAACCAACCTGTCGGCGGTCCTGTCGGCGTTGTGTTCCGTCCCGGTTGGATTGCCCAACAGGCAGTCGGTTATGTCGACCTGAGTTATCAGGCTCTCGGCACTAACAATCAGCTGAGCTACTACACACAGCCTTACGGCTCTGGGTCTAACGACGCTAATCAGCCGTTCCTCAACGCGAACGTCATCATTCCTTCTCCTGACTTCCATAAGGATGTTCGGGCTGATATCACTGATGGCCTCAAGGCACCTGCAGGTGCTTATGCGTATCGCGCATCACTTCGTGTTGACGGCGGCGACGTTGTCAGCTCTGGTGTTGCCGGTGGTTCTGCTACCCCAACCCTGACTCTCATCCCTGCGGTGAGCGAAGGTATTGCTGCTGACGGCACCGTCGTCAGTGGTCAGTTCGGCGTTTCGATTGTCGGCTCTAGCAGCCGCATCGCTAACGGCAGCGTGGCCTCCACGAACATTATCGATTCCAGCACTCTTGCTGCCCTCGGTTCTGAAACTCAGTGGAAGCTCTTCACAACCAAAACTCTTGGCGGCGCTTCCGGCGTAGCTCAGGGTTCAGGTATCTACGATCCTCGCGCCGGAGCCAACAAATTGTCTGGCGACGACAAGGCTCTCGCAATTTGTGAAGTCTGCTGGATCCTTCCTGACGAACCCCCCGAGCGTCAAGACGTTGCTCTGCAACCTGACGGTTTGGTTGAGTCGCAGGTTTATACCTCCACTTCACCTTC